TGTCGGTGGGGTAGGCAGCCGTCGAACCAGCGTCGGAAGCCTCAGGGTTTCCACCACCACCGGGGTAGGTGTTAGCCTTAACCGGGACGGTAACCTGCGTTGCCGGAGCACCAACCTGCGAGGTGTAGTTCGTAACCGTCGAGCCGGTAGCAAACTTGTTCACCTGCGTGGTCTCGATGAACACGACGTCGTAGAGGCGACCGATTTCACCGAGCATGAAGTTACCCGGAGCAGCGTACTTCGTAACTTCGATGAACTCAGGGTTCGAACGAAGGTCACGCGACTGCTTGGGGTGGATGAACTGCACGTAGGTCTCACCAATGCGAGGGATGTTCTTCTGCGCAAGCGTAAGCGCAGCATCCTTGATAGCACCCGTGGTGAGCTTGTACTTACCAGCGTTCGTACCCGAACCAACGGAGGTGTTCGAACCCGACACTGCGGTAGCGGCGGTACCTTCCTGATACAGGTTGAAGTTGGTAGCACCGTCGTACGCCGAACGGTCGTAACCAAAGACAGCCGAGGTAGCAGCACCGAGGGTGTTGCGAGCCTGAACGTCAAGGTACTGAGCCATGTGGCGACCGAGGAGACGCGAAGCCGAAGCCATGATGTCGTCGAACGAGCTGTTGAGGAGCAGTTCGGAAACTGCAACTGCGTAGCCGTGCTCAGCAACGGTAATAGCAATCTGCTCAGCCGTCAGAGCGTTCGTGGTCATACGAACACCTTCGGTGAGGGGTGTGGGGTCAACAGCGAAGTTCTTGTAACGCAGGAAGTTAACGCGGAGACCCGGTGCTACGCCAAGTTCCGTCTTCTTAACAGCGAACTGCTCGAAGCGGAGGATAGGCATAGCCTGAAACAGGATTTCCTTCGACCAAATGGTCTGGATAGCCTGTGAAAGCTGGCTGTTGGAGCCAGAGTATGCGGTAGGAGCCGAAGCAAGCTGCCCGGTTCCAGTTACAGCAGATGCTGCCATGATAATTTCTCCTTAAGAGAGGTAGAGGTTTGCCTTAGATAACCTTTTGGTTACCCAAAAAGCCCCTGACCACTATTTTTGCTTGCGCCACCGAGTAACTTTGCTCGGTTCTTGGCGTAATCTGCCATAGACATATTCCGGAGGTCATCCGGGGAGTTCGTAAGTTGCGCCGGGTCATTGTCGAGGGGTCCAGAAGACGGTGCCGTGATACGGGAACCGACCATTTCCTTCCGAGTCTGCTGTGAAGCTTGCGCTACAGAATCGAAAATTCGAGCAGACTTTTCTTTCAAACTCAAGATGCTCTGCTCAATTTCATCTCGGTTGTTCCCCTGAATCAGGTCAATGAGTTCAGGGATGATATTTTCGCGTTCTTGTTCCAGACGTTGCTGACGGTATGTTGTCAACTCCGTGAACTCACGTTCTTTCTCAAGAAGTGCAAAAGCACGCTCACGCTCTGCCCGCTCTTCAGCAAGCTTTGCTTCGAGTTCTTCTTCCTTCTTCTTCAACAGCTCTTTGAAACCAAGCTCAGCTTCTGCTTCTTCCTGCTGCTTCTTCTTCGCCTCAGCCTCACGTTCCGCACGTTTTGCACGGCGCTCAGCTTCAAGGGCTTCTCGCTCCTCGCGCTCCTTCTTCAAGGCTGCGAGTTCTTCCTTCATCTTGTCCATGACAGGATAAAGTTTTTCTTTTTCCTGCGCACGAGCTTTAGCGATGTCCTCTGCGGTGTACTGACCCACAGGTGATTCCTCCGTAGCAAAATTCTCAGGACTAGCGAGTGGTGCTTCTGTGGTTGCTTCTACAACCTCGTTCTCAGTTTCCAATGTGGAATCTCCTTTAGTTCTCTTGGTCGTTTTCCGAATTAGTAGCACATGACCTTGTTATTTGGTAACAAGTCAATCCACGAAAGATTGATTTGTCAGCCTAAATTAATGATGACATCATTTTATTTAGGTGTCTTTGTCAACTGTTCTACGCTGTGGGAGCTTAGTCCCGTACGCATCCGTGACAAGTTTGTTTCGAATCGCAGCCTCGCCCTGCATCTCAACGCCGTTGGCATTGGTGTTCGGGTCTTTTTGCGATTGAGCATTAGCGGGTCCAAGGATGCCGTCACCCATAACGTCTCCATTACCCATCATCATGGGGTCTATGGGGGTAGCACTTCCATCCGGACCAATCATCATTCCAGTGATGTCCATCAGTTGCTTCTGGATTTGAGCCTTAACAAGGTTAAGAGCACCATCAGACTCAGCATCTGCAATGAGTTCCATACGAATCTCTTCGAGCTTCTCCTCGGGGAACTCCTCGCCAAGAGCGCGGAGCGCACCTTCCTTGGACTCCAGACCCATACCCATCTTCTGCTGAAGCTCGTTGAGAAGAACCAACTTGTCAAGCGGAAGGGGTTGCGGGAACTGCGCGTAAGTCTGGTACGTCAGCGGGTCTTCAGGGTCAAGTTGGGTAAGTTGACCCTCCTTAAGCGGACCGTCCGAATCGGGATTGTAGATAAATGTTTCTGGTTCTTTGATGGCAAGGTTAAGAAGAACCAGCTCATTAATCTTCTCTAAACCAATTCCGTACTGTGCCGTTTTTTGTGCCCAACGGTTCATCAAAGGCTGGTACTGAATTGACAAAGCAACGCCAGAGGTGTTAGAGATAGGTTGAACTTGACCCAGAGCAGTCTCGGGTATATTCATCATCTCGTGCATTGCGGTCTTGAGAGTGTTCATGTACTCCATGGCACCCTGAAGTCCAGCTCCACCGCCCTCAAGGTTAAACACATTTGCGTCCTTGGGCAGACCACCCCACACCTTCTTTGCACCCTTTTCGAGGTTAGAAGCCTTTGCACCGACGATTACGGTGACGGGGGCAGCGTGATAGTTGATGATGTCTGCGACGTCCGTTGCAATTTCGTTGTACGAACGGTTAAGGGTAATGATGTCGTGCGCGTCGGAGAGTCCCCACGGCGAACCCGATACTGGAACGTTAGGGATATGTACAACAGGAATCTGTCCCAAAGGGTTAGGACGCGAGTCAATAAGTTCATCATTGATGTATTCCTCGATGATGTCGTCAGTAAGAATCTCTGTGTAAGTAAAGACCTGACGAGTACCCTCAAGGCTGGTACCCCAGAAGCGGTATTTCTGCTTGAACCGCAGAAGACGGGTACGGTCATGCGGGTGAAACTCGGGAAAACAAAAAGCACTATTCAATGGGAGAATACGGACGCGTCCGGGGTGAAAACGCCCAATCGAGTCAGTCCACGGTTCTTCGTAGGCAATCTTTACAAAACAATCGCCAGTAATAGAGCCGAGTTGCGACATCTCAAACAGAACGCGCATTTTGTCATTGTCAACTTCCCACACGCGTTCAAGACGGTCGGGAACAATTGCTTCCGTGGCTTTAGGAGAGCGGAAGTGGACACCTTTACCAAAGGTAAAGCGAGCAAGGTAATCAATAAACGCACGGTAGTAGTTAAACGAAACCTGCATTTCGCCCTGCTCACGGCGATACCCCCAGTGGTGCCCAAGGTACATAGCCCAGTTAAGCGAGTAGCGGTTTAGGCGAGGACCGTGGACCTCAAACTCTTCATCAGCAAGCTCGACAAGACCAAGAGGCGAGATGCTAATCGTAAGGTCAGACGATGCTGCACGATAGCTGGGCGGTGAAAAGTCAGCAAATGACATTACTTCTTATCTTTCTTTTTGTCCGATTTGTGTTCCGATTTTTCTTTTGCTTTAGCAGCAAGACGCTCGTGGCGCTTTTTGAGGAACTGTCTAGCGAGCATTTCTTGGCGACGGGTTTCGTCGCTGACCTCTTTGAACTGTCCACCTTTTTTTTGGTACTCGGAGTGGACCCAGTGACTAGCAGCCGGTGAGGGATACGTAGCAAATCGCGTCTTGGCTTGCGTAATAACCAGTTGCCAAAGGCGCTGATTAAGCGGTACTTGGTGCGGCATAGCGTCTCCTCATACAATAGGGGGTCTACTTAGCCAACCTACTCAGCTAAGCAGACCCCCGCAGGTCAAACTAGTCGTTTACGACAGTCGGGTTCATCCGCATGGTGCGGGCACCCGAGCGCACAACAACCTCAACGGTCTGCTCTGCGTAGTTGGTGAACGAACCGTGAGCAAACTCACCGAGGAACGTCGGAGCCTCAATCCACGAAGCCGAGCCGACGTGAGCACGCTCCGAGAGCGTCTCCGCAGCGGGCTTTTGCCAAACAGGGGCATTGCGGTTCGGGCGACCCGGTGCAGCGGCAAAGCCCTGCATGATGCCCTTCTGAAAATCGGTGGGGACGTCGGTGTCTGTAGCGATGCCCTCTTCGAAGCGAAGCGGTCCACGGCGTTCCATGTTACCAGCGCCCTTGCGCTCGTAAACCTGAGGCGAACGCTCAGGGAACATAGGTGCGGGTCCAATACCCATGATGTAACTCCTTAATTGTTTGAAATGCGCATTTCAACTACAAGTTTGATTGATTTTTAACAACAAAACTTATCAAACTCAAATTAATTGAAGAATGGGGAACTGGTCGCCTGAACCTCGGGCATGACCAAATCTACGGTCATGGAACACGCAATAGATAATGAGTCGACAAAGTCATCGTGAGCATAAGCCTCATCAGGAGCTTCCACAAGAAAGTTCGCACCTTTGTACTGAACTTCTGCGTCCACCATTTGTTGAACAAATCGTTTCCAAACACGAAGTCGTCGGGTTTTGGCATGAGCGGGAAACGACAACATACGACGTTGAATAAGAGCCTGAAGATGCTTATATCGCTTAGATTGCTCAGATTGACTAGAAGTAAGAGGAATGACCTCTGCACGAGGCATAAGTATTTTCAAACGTTGAGCAACAGCGTCACCAACACCGTTGGCGTCTACTCCAACAGCAAGTACGTCATAGTTGCTAAGGAAGTTAACAATTTGAAAATACTGTTCTTCCCAATCATCTCCTTGAATTTCCAACCAGTTTAGTACACGATGGTCAAAATACCCGAACTCATCTGGTCGGTCCCAATCCACCCAGACCACAGTCACAACTGTAGAGTCAAGTTTACGGGCTGGGTCTACTCCCACAACAACAGGAGTCTTGTGCCACACCTTGACAAGTTCTTGCGAGATATCTCCTAGTTCATCCATCAAACCTTGAGTAACAAACATGCCTCGTTCAAGCAACCATTTGCAATTGTACGACATTTGAAATTCATCTGAGTCTTCGCCAATACGAAGCATTTCTTTTTTAATGAACTTGTTATAGTTTGCGTTGACTTTGGCTACGTCTCGCCAGTCCCATTGAAAGTGATTTTGACGAGCACCTCGACCCGTGGCACGCCGCTTGTTAAGTTGAATAGAACGATAGAAGTTGTTCTTAGAAGTAGTAGGCGTACCAGTCTTAATCATTGTTCCGGCGTAGTACGCAAGCATTGGGGAGATTGACTTGGCAACGGTAAAATCATCAGCTTCTTGGCACTCGTCAATGACGATGACGTGGAATGATTTAGACTCAATCTTTGCTTTGGGGTTAGCCGTCATCATTGTGATAGTCGAGCCAGAACGGGTAAGTCGAATCATTCGGGTAACGCCACCTACGCGTTTTGCTGTGTCATCAATCTCGGGGTCGCCAAGAATCTCAATAGCGCGTTCCGAGGTAAGCCGGGTAACGGTACGGCTAAACAAGGTTTCAGCCTGAGACTCAGTAGGGGCGAACATTCCCACCCATAATCCATCCTTAAACTTGCCTAACAAATCTGGATAAAGCTTAGAT